TGGGATTCGTGTGCAAGTTTTACTTCATCTTCTTTAGACATTATTATTCTCCATATGTTGATGTCTTTTCAAGAGCAACCCAATAAACTACATTGTGGTTTTGACCCTTAAATTCTGAAATTAGTTTTGATGAGATCTTTACGTCATAAGTATCTTGTACCATACGTAAGTTTGAAATATTTAAAATAAATTTAAAGTTTTCTTGTTTATATCCTCCATCTACTTCAATAGAATATTCATTAGCAGTTGTATTATCTGGATCAACAACCGAAAGTTTAATAGTACCATTCGATGGTTCTACTGCTAATTGACCATGTCCAAACACAGATGAAGCGCGGCGTAAACCAGCAATTGTGTTTTCATCTAATGTAAACCACACATCTTCTTCTGGCATAGTAATTGGTTTTGTTGGTGTAGTAAGCATATCAGTATCAGCATAATAGTACTTAACAACTTCTCTACCAGATTGGCTATTAATATTCATGTACATATCTTCGAAACGTACACTTGGCTTATCTACTAATCCTAACACATTTAAGAACTCTTGTAAATCATAAATCCCTACAACAGTGTCAAATTCTTCTGGAACTTGAGCTTCAGCCAAAATGTTTTTAGCTTCAGAGATTGTCATGATTTTATTACCGGGTTTAATTACAATGTTACCATTGATTCCCGCAAAGTTCTTTAATACATTAACTGTATTTGCACTGATTTCCATTATATAAAATCCTTATAATTTTTAACGCCTAGTTCTGAGTTTGATCCATTAGCATCAACCCAATGGAAAAATATTTGATAACACTTTTCATATTCTAATTCACTTCTCCAATGTTCAATATGGGGTCCAGCATAATATACTGCATCACCTGGTTCCATTAAGTACGTATGCTTTCTATCATCAAAAGTATAAAATGGCCAAATTTCATCTGCAGGTTCATTTCTTAAATTAACTGTCATAGAAAATTCACAATGGTTTTTGTCTCTATGCGGTATAAGTACTGCACCTTTAGTGTATATTCTACTATAATCATTTGTAGGCAATAAACTTTTACCTGATATTTTATTTAGCTTATCAGTTAGTTTATAATGAATTTCTATAAATTGACTATCAAAAGCTTTAGTAGTTTTACTTTTTGTAACATCAATATCATCATCAGTTGGATCAATATTATCCATTTTATCTGCGATGAAGTTACAAGTATCAGCATCTAAAAAACTTTTATAAAACCGATTATCATTTACAATTGTTTCATACATTATTTAATTTTACTAAAATTCTTTTCTTTATAGATTTCAATTTTGTTTGCAAACTTACCATCTAGCATTTCGCCTTTATGGGATATAACAAATACATTTGTATCGTCATCAAGTGTATGGATAATTTTCATTAGATTATCCACACCATCATAATCCAAAGAGGAATCAAATGTTTCATCTAGTATCAAAAGATTGGTTGATACAGAGTTTTTCATCTTTGCTATTTGGCGCCACGTAAACAAGAGAGCCAAATCAATACGTTGCTTTTCACCTTCAGAAAACGAATCATAAGAGAAGTTATCTCTATGACGTGAACGAATTGTTTCGGAAAATGCTTCGTCTAAATAGAAAGAAACGAAGAAGTCTAGTACTTGTAAGTACTGGTTAACGAGTTTATTTATAACTGGTAAATACTGTTTTATAATTTTTGTTTTAATGCCAGTATCTTTTAGCATTTCCAATATAACAATATTATAATTCAAAGACTCGTTAATGTACAACCTTTTTTCGAACAAGTTATTTTTTTGGTCATTAAGTACTAACAAATCTTCTTTAGACTTAGCTACATCACCATCATTCCCGCTGATCTTGTCGATGGCATCGGAGAGATTTTGTATCTGTCCTTGCAGCCGTACGATTTCTCTACTGTTAGAAGATATAGCTGCGGTTTTATCTCTGACTTGACTTGAGGCATCATTGAGCCGTTCAAGAGTTGATTCCACAAGAGCTGATTGCTCAGCGACATTGTCCAATGCTTCTTGTAATTCCGAGGCTTTAGTTTTGGCGGAGGCGAGCTTCTCAGATCGTAAGTCCTCACCAATATCTTGGGAACATGTGGGGCAAGTATCATTTTCCTCGTAGAATTTTGAATCCTTGACAAGCGTTGAGACTTTTTGGTTAAACTCGGCTTTGTAGTGTAATAGACTTTGCTTTTTATCGTTGTTCTTTTTAAGCCCTTCTTCAAGTCCTTCGGATAAGGTTTCAATCTCTTCTGACAATTCGTTAATCTCAAGATTGAGCTCATCGATTTCATCTTGCGCTTCATCGATCTGGTCTTGTTTTTCTTCAATCTGATCATTACTTAAGTCCTCAACTTCTTTGATATACTTTTTCTGTAAATCAATCTTGTCTTTGGTTAGTTCATATTTGTAATCAACATCTTTTAGATCATCTTTTAAAAGACTATTCTTTTCTTTTAAGATTTGATTCATCTTAGAAAATACGTTAATGTCCAGAAGATCCTCGATAACATCACGCCGATTCTGTGCACTCAGCTGCATGAAGGGAATGAAGGAGGAAGAGCCAAGAACAACAATCTGGTGGAACGATTTATGGTTCAACTTAATGATGTTTTGTTCGAGGATCTTCTGGTACTCTTTGGAATGTGAAGACTGATTAACCAGATCTCCATTCTTCCAAATCTCAAATATGTTTGGTTTAATGCCACGTCTTACAAGAAACTCTGAGCCATGAGCTATAAAGGTAACTTCTACCAAACAGTTTTTATTGTTAATTGTATTGACTAGTTGTGGTTTACTTATATTACGATGTGCCTTGCCAAATAATGCAAATGCTAATGCATCGAGCATTGTGGACTTCCCTGCGCCATTGTGGCCAACAATCAAGTTGGTCTTGTGCTGAGTGAAGTCGATAGAGCTCCAGGAATTTCCAGTTGATAGGAAATTCTTCCAACGTAAGTCTTTAAATACAATCATGCTATTTCTAAGGTTTGTGCCTCAATCATAAGATCATGCATTTCTTTTTTAATGCGATCTTTATCCAATTCAGTTTCTACATTATCAATATAGGAATGCAACAACGTACTTGTATCTTCCAGAGAAATGCTTTCATCTTCGACATTTTGGCCAATAAATTCAGAAAAGTTTTCTTGGATTTTGAGTTCGTGTATCTTCCTATTCTGTATTCTATCAACAAATCGATCAAAAGTAAACAGGTCATTTTTGTTTATGACAACAATTTTTACAAATTTATTTTCTACCTGATCTAGATCGTAATCCATATATTCATGCTTACTATCATCATAATAAATCCTATGAAACAGAGTATGAGGATTTCTGATAGCATTAAGCTCTCGAGTTTCTGTATCAAGGACGTGAAAATACTTGTTATCATGGGCGTCATTCCAGAAAAACTCCATTTGAGAACCAAGATAGTGTATATTATCTTGTGTAGATTTAGTATGGAAATGTCCAGACATAACCATTTCAAACCGTTTGAAAAGAGATCTATCTAAACCATGTTCGCATTTAATGCCTTTTAGCATTTCATAGCCAATAATATCAAAGTGGCCACCAACAATATCGGCTTTACATGATTGGATAAAATCGATAGATTCTTTTTCGTTTTCTGGACAAAGCCAAGGAATCAAAGCCATTTTCAATCCATCATAATCCATTACTGTTGGTTTATGGATAATATTGACTTCATTCATGTAATGGCCAAGAAGTTCTTTTAAACTGTTTAGGTCATTGGTATTTTTGTAGTAAGTATCATGGTTACCACAAATAATATCCATTGTGATACCTAAGTCTCGGAGCGGTTTAAGAAAGTGATTGCGGTTGCGGTTAAGAGCGCGGAAGTTGATAAACTTCCTGTTATCATAGTAATCACCAAGATGGACGATATGCCGAATATTATGTTCCACGCAATAAGGAAAAAATACATCAGTATAAAATTTCTCTGCATTATCGATAAATATGTCAGAGCTATTGCGAATACCACAGTGAGTGTCATTTAGAATTGCCAGCTTCATTTAATTCATTCTCAATTTTTACAATCTTTTCTTTCAAAGCCAACTTTTGCTTTTTTAGAAAACTAACTCTTAGATGTGCATAAGGTCCAAGAGACTTTATCTTATCATCTAGCTCAGCATGCATTTTTCTAAGACTAGACAGATGAGATTCTTTATTCATCAATAAATCCTTGTAAATCAGAGTCAACTCTCATAACTCTTTTTCTACGGCTTTTTTCTTCTTTCAAATATACTTTAAATTCGGTATCTTTTTCTTTGATTTTATCGATACGGTCTTTTAGTTGGTCAAGGAAAGAATTCATTACACCATTAGCTGCAGTATCGTTAATGTCGCCATAAACATACTGCTCTAATCCAGATTGAGATAGATACTTAAGTTTTAGATCTTGTTGCTTCTTTTCTTTTTCAATACGTCTCAGAAATGCGTACCAAGAAATTTGAGTAAAATAAGCAAATGCATTTGGCTTACCAGTTCTGGTTGCAGCTTCAATATTATAATTATCAATTGCTTTTAAACAATTCTCAACTGCATCCATAACCATTTCTTCGCGATACGTATATCTGATAAAGTTAGACTTGTGTGAAAGACCTTCAGCAATTCTAAGGAAACAAGTCGCAATATAATCTGGCACCTTTGGTAAAGTTTCTTCGTTATTTCTTGCTTCTTGTAATGATTTGCAATAGTCAACAACTGCTTGTGAAAACTCAGCGTTGTTTACGTAATGGATATTTTTCCTTTTTGCCATAATAAATCCTTCATACAATAATATTATTCTATACTATTTTGGGTTGTTTGTAAACAAAAAAATAATTTTGTTTTGCTCATTTTTGGGGTTTACGTTTCTGAAAAACCGTGTATAATAAATTAAGAGTTTTTTGGAGTGGGTAGATACTAGTGTAATTTATCTTTACTAGTTGGAAATTCTATTACATTACCTTCTTTATCTACTAGATCTGAATCAATATCATCGGCCATTTTTTTCATTTTATTGATATATTCATTTATTTTTTCTAAATAATCTTCATCATTGTCTTTAGGCCATTCCGAATCAGCATTTACTACCGTTTCATATTGATTCCGCATTTCAGAAGATGGAATAGCTTGAATTGATATATGATCTGGATTAATCGATTGAAATAAACCATCGCTTACTTGAAAACACATGTAAGGTCTCAAAGCATGCATCCGAGTACTTTGAGTTTCTATAGTATGAATTTCGTAAATGTTCCTTACAACTAAACAGCCACCCTGATCATCTGCATCCCATTCCAGGACTTCACAAATAATTTCATCTCCAGATGCTAGTTTAAATTGATTTACATTTTTTAAGTTCATTCTATATCTACCTTTATGATTTTGTATTTAAATTGTTCTTTCTCATATATTTTTACACGTGATGCTCCATGTAAGAGCGTGTAATTTTTCTGAGATTTCCAATGTAAATCATCTGTTATGTCGTAGAGCGTTGTGATTCTTCCGTCATCGGATTGGCGTAGCCCTCTTCCGATACTCTGTAAAACTTTAATTTGAGACTTCGATGGGCTAGCGAATATGATATTATGCAGATTCCGAATATTAATGCCAGTACTAAAAGTACCAAGACTTGCAACAATAATAGCATTTTTTTGTTTCTCCACTATTCTGCGGATCGCTTCTCTATCAGAAGTATCCACTTCACCACTTACAAAAAAGACTTTCCTCCCTTCCTCTACCTTACTA